TGTCCACAATGGCCAGTACCGTGTCGTGGATGATGCGCCAGGACAGCTCGGCGGTGGCCTTGATCTGCAACCACTTGGTCTCCAGCCAACCGACCAGCGCCCCAATCTTGTCGTCCACCCAGTGGGTGGCCTCGGTGATCGGATTGACGATGTAGTCGCGGAGCAAGCTCCACGCCGCCTGAGCGGTGCCCGTGATCCAATTCCAGGTGTCCGACAGGAAGGTCTTGACGCCGTTCCAGACGCCGACGACCACAGCAGTGATCTGCTCATGGAAGTGGTTCCACATGCCGATGAGCAAGGCGATCGGGGTGGCGAAGACCACCAGCAGCAGCGGCCACCACTTCTCGAAGAAGGCCTTGATGCCGTTCCACACGGTGGAGGTGATGTTCTCCACCCAATGCCAGGCGCCGACGACAGGATCGACCACGGCATGCCATCCGGTGGCGGTGGCGTGCGTCATGTCGTTCCAGGCGCCCACCAGGTAGCCCACCACCGAATTCCACGCGGAGACCGTCCAGTTCTGCACGTCGTGCCACGCGCCGACCACAGGATCGACCACGGCGTGCACCCCGGTCATCACGGCGTGCGTCATGTCATTCCAGGCGCCGACCAGGTAGGCGGTGACGGCGTGCCAGATGCTCACCGTCCAGTTCTTCACGTCGTTCCAGGCGCCGAGGATCTGCTGGTTGGCGGCCGTGACCTGGCCGGTGATCCAACCCCAGATCTGGTGCCAGTGGGTCCACAACTCGTAGACGCCCACACCGAGCAGCGCCAACGCGGCGGCGATGAGCTCGATGGTTATCACCACGGGGTTCGTGGCGATGGCCCACAAAGCCACCGACAAGGCGTAAAGGGCCACGATCAGGGCGCCACCGATCACCCCCGCCATGGCGGCCATCGCCTCCTTGTGGCCGGTCACCCAGGTGATCCCGGTCTTGAACCCCTCGGCCACCTTGGTGACGATGGGCAGCAGCTCGATGCCGAGCTTGGTGACGAGAGCGCCGAGAGTGGCCTTCAGCTCATCCATCTGCTGGTTGAAGTTGCCCTGCACCTCCGACCAGCCCTTGATGTTGCCGTCCGCCTGCTTCGTCGACCCGGCGATGTCCTGGATCGAGGCGTTCACCGCGTCGGTGTGCTCCCCGGTGAGCTGCAGCGCCACGTTCATGCCGTCCGTGGTGCCCGTGGCCCGCTTCATGGCCTCGGTGAAGTTCTGGTTCTGGTTCGCCCCCGACCGCAACGCCTGGCTGAACCCGATCGCCTTGTCGTGCAGGGTGTTCCACTGCCCGAGTTGGGCTTTCTGCTCGACGTCGAGCCCACCGCCGGTCTTGCGGAAATCCTTGAATGACAGGGTGCCCTTGTCGATGGCCTCCGCGACTTTCTGGGCGGCCGGGGGCAGTGAACCGAAGGCGTTGCTCGCGGCGGTCACCGCCAGCTTCGATTCGTTGAAGTTGGACAGCAGCACAGTGCCCGCGGGCCCCATTTTCGTCATGATCGCCTGCGCGACCTCTTGCAGCGTGCCGGCGACCCCGGTCTTGCCGAGGTTGTGCGACAGGTCGACGGCGTTCAGCCCGAGCGCGGACATCTCCTTGATCATCGGTTGCGTCGGCACCGACAAGGACTGGATGGCGTGCCCGAGGTTCTGCGAAGCCTGGTCGGCGGACATACCCGAGGCGGTCATCGCCGACAGCGAGCCGGTGACGTCGGCCAGGCTGATGCCCGCCGCCGCCGCCAGTGGGGTCACGCTGTGCATGGCCCCGGTGAGCTCGTCGAAGGTGGTTTTACCGTGGCTGACCGCGGTGACCAGCTTCGAGGTGACGGTGGCCGCGTCACCCACACTGGGCCCGTAGTCGTGCATGATCGTGGATACCGCGTCGGTGACGTGCCCCAGGTCGGCCTGCTCCTGCTTCGCACCCTCCGCGCTGGCCTTCAGTGTGTCCAGGGCTTGCGCACCGTGCTGCCCCGAGGACTCCACCGTGTACATGCCCTTGGCGAGGTCCTGCGCGGAGATGCCCACCTGCCCGGCCATCTCCAGCATGCCGTCGCCGACCATCTTCAGGTTGCCCTGCGCCTCACCGGCGGTCGTGCCCAGCTTGGTCACGCTGGCCTGGAACTCGCCTGCCATCTTCACGGCCTCGACGGCCACGACCACCGTGCCCGCGGCGACAGCAGCGGACAGGGCGACGCCAACCTTCGCGACACCAGCCATCGACGCCTCGGATTCGGCTTTGACGCCAGCCATCTTGGCCATCATCGCGCCGAGCCCGGCATCCAAACCCGCTGTGCCCGCCATGAACTCGACGAATACGGGGATGCTCACAAGATGCCGTACTTCGCCACGACGCGTCTCATCGCGGCCTCCTGAATGTCCTTGAACTTCGGGGCAACCTGGTCATAGGCCTGCTGCGTGTGGTGGTCGAGTTTCTCGATCTTCGCGGCGTAGGCGAAGGTGTGACCACCCCGCGGGCCGACCGTGATGCGGTAGTTGCGGGGGCTGACCGTCTTCAGCTTCCCGGCACCGATGGAGTCCCGTAGCGCGCCGCTGCGGACCCGCACGTTCCGCCGGGCAGCCCGTTTCGTCTGCCGCCCAGCTTCGCGCAGCGCCCACATGCACGAGCGGTCGGACATGCGCCGCAGGTCCAGCATCGCCGCGTTGTAGGGCTCGGTAATCATGTGCACACCACCGATCACAGCTACCCCCTCGAGGCTTCCTCGTTGCGCCGGTTCTCCTCGGCGATGTACACGGCATGGACGGTGAGCAGCTCGGACAACTCGCGGGCGGGCAGCTCCGCCTGCTCCCTCAGGGACACCCCCAGCAGCAACAGAGCGCGGCGGCGGACGCTGCGGGTCACCCAGTACGGCAGATCGCGGGCGTCGATCTGGTGGCCCTCCAGGGACTGCCTCAGACGCTGGAGGGCACCGAAGGGGTTGCCATGTCCGGGGTCGGCTCGGTGTTCACCGTGGTCCCGCCGGTGGCCTTGACGACCTCCCCGATCTTGTCGGAGATCGTCTTGGTGACGGGCGCGGGCACCTCGGCGAACGCCTCCCGGGTAGGGGGTTGGGACACGCCCTCGTACTCCCACTCGGTGACGTAGGCGCACACCGTGACGTACATCAGCTCCCGGAACGCCTGGAAGCCCTCCACTCCCACGATCCGCATCTGCTGAACCGGGGGAAGCGACTGGAATTCCTCCGACTTCGCTTCGTCGGTGAGGTGCTCCCCTGCCTTGGTGGCCATGAGGCTGATCTGCACGTCCTCGATGGACTCCGAGAGCCGACCGGGCAGCTTGCGGGGGTCGCGGATGTTCGCCCACCCACCGTCGAACTCGACGCGCATCAGACGTACGTCCCGGCTGCCTTGGCGTTGATCAGGGTGGCCTTGATGGGGGAGAACCCAGCGGACGCGCCGACGTCAGTGACGTTGGCCAACGCCTCGAACGTCACAGAGACGGTGCCGTAGTCCTTGCCGCGGATCACGTCACCCTTGGTGAACGCGGCCTTGGACATGTGCAGGCGCAGCGAGGAGGTGCCCTGCGTCCAGACGAGGTCCAGAGCTGGTTGCACGTTGGTGAGGTAGTCGGTCATCACCGACTGGTCCTCATAGATCAGGTTCAGCTTCCCGGACACGGCCAGCAACCCCGACCACATCTTGTAGGGGTCCGGGTTGCCGTCCACGGTCTGGATGGCCTCGACGGTGCGCTTCAGGTCGATGGTGCCGTCGATGATGGCCGTGTTACCGGCCCCGGCGATCTGGGCGACACCCACCCACGACGCGATGGGCTGCGCAGCGGAGAAGCTCGGTGCCAAAGCGGTGGCGTACACGGCCGGCGCCCAGCAGGTGGCCTTGCTGGTGTAGGACAGCAACCCGTCCGCGGTGAACTTGATCGAAAGGTCGGAGAACCGTGCCGCCGCGTACTGGTTGGCCTGCCCGCCGTCGTAGTCGGTGATGGTGTACCCACCCGGCTGCTGCTGGCCGGTGTTCAGTAGCGACATGGCGTGCGTGAACGGCGCCGCGGCACCAGTGGTCACCACGTCGCCGAGCACCGATTGCAGCTGGTAGCCGATGAGGGCCGGGTCCACGTTGCCGTCGACGCTGATTTCGGCCTTGCGTTGCCCGAGCACCTCGCCGAACAGTGCCGTGGCGGAACCGCGCCACCCCTTGTCGGCCAGGTAGGTCTGCATGATGTTCGGCTTCGGGTCAGCGGTGACAGGGATGAAGTCCACCGGGGCGACCGGCACACCTTGGGTCACTTCCTTCGCGATGCCCACAAGGGTGCGGTATGTGGCTAGAGGCATGTCAGGCTCCCGTGGTTGCTGCGTCGGTGGTGGTCACTGGCTGATCGGCAGCAGCCGGTGCAGTAGAGGGCGCCGCGGGTTGCGCGGCAGGCTCAGCGGGCGCCTCGGCCGCAGCGGGGGGCTCCTGTGCGGGCGACGGGGTGTTCCCCACCGTCTGCGCGGGCTCGGCCGGGTCCGGCTTGTCGGGGGTGATGGGCTTGGGGTCGGTGCCCACCGTGGCCCAGCGGCCGTCCAGGGGTGCCTCGTCGAGCTCGTACTCCTGGCCTGGCACTGGCTCCAGGCCAAGGGTCGGGTACACCATGTCGGGCTCGCCGATGTAGGTGAGTTTCACTGCGTCTCCTAGAAGTCGGACTCGATGGTGATGCCGAGGGTGATGTCCACCAACCGGCCCTTTTGGTCGCTCTCTTCTTTCGGGTCGTCGCTGGAGTGCGCCGGAAAGGCCAGCGTCACCAGACCGCCCAGTGAGGGGTCGGCGCGGACCGCTGACTCGATCTGCGTGGCCAGCAACCATGCGCGCTCATAGACCTGCTGCGGATGATCGCCGCCGCGGTAGCAGGACACGTCGACCTCGATGTCGTAGGTTTCCCACATCGACCCGCGACCGGTCATCGACCCGCGCATCGTGTACGGCTTCGAGACCCGGTTGGCCATCTTCCCGACCACCACGATGTCGTCGAGGATGTCGGTGCCCGGGTCGTCGTAGAACACCTTCAGACTCGTTCGGCCATCACCCTGCAACTGCGCGGTGAGCAGGTTGAACAGGTAGGCCTTCGCCGCGGGCACGGTGGTCGTACCGAGGGGGGCGGTCATCCGATGGACTGTGTGCGCACAGCCCGCTCCAGGATCGCCTGCACCCGCGGGAACAGCAGGATGGGCCCGGCCGAGAAGGAGTCCTCCCCGCCGCCACCGAAGCGCCGGCCGCCGCCACCCTGCTGTGATTGCTGGTACAGACCGCGGATGTCCTCCAGCGCCGCCAGGTAGACGTCGGGGGGGATCGAGACCAACCCGGCGGTGTAGCCCACCACGACGGCGTTGCCCAGGAATGACATCTCGGTGCCCACCGACGACACCCGCCGCAGGACGCCCGTCTCGGGGAAGTCCATGACGTAGCCGTAGTTGTTGAGCGTGGTACCGGGCGCCTGCGCGGTCAGCGTGTAGGCGGACAGCCCCAGGTACTCGACGACAGAATTCACCGACAGCACTGGGGGTTGGCGCAGCACGATCCGCGAGGAACCCCAGCAGCGATGCGTCTCGATCACCGGTCGCGGCAGTACGGGCCCGGTGATGTACTCGATCTGCGGTGTCGCCGCTGCGATGTACCGCTGTATCTCGGGGTCGTGCGTGGTGTCGCCTTGGTCGAGGTTCAGGGCGTCCTTGACCGCTGCGAGGTCAACCAGATCGGGCATCAGGACTCCCTCTGTTCAGTGGGGCGCAGCACAGGGGGGTGCCCTCTCAACCACCCCCCTGTGCTGGCGATCAGGACGCGCTCGGTGCGGTCGCCTGCGCGGCCGGGCGGGGTGCGTCTGCCGTCTCGGCCGGCTTCGCCGCCGCGGTCGTTTCCAGCACGTTCGGCGACTCGGCGCCACGGAGGTTCTCCGCGCCGTCCTCGTCGTCCACCAGGGCCCGGTTCTCGGTGGGGTGCACACCCCGGTCCCGCCACGCCTGCGCGGACGCTTCAGCGCGGTCGAGGCCGTACTTCTCCTCGTGCGCCGGTCCGGTCAGGGTGCCGTCGCCGCGTTCCGGCTCGGGGTCAGCCGAGGCCAGGTGGTGCAGCTTGCGGGCATCCGCAGCGTCGCGGGCCAGACGGCCTTCGTGCTCGCCGCCCTTGAAGTGATCTTCAGCCATGATCCTGTACTCCTTCGAGCTAGTTGATGCCGATGGTGACGATGACGCCCGCGCCAACAGCGAGGCCGGTGCCGTTCTGGTGCAGAACGGCGTCGATGACGTCGTTGGTCTGCAGGTTCGGCGGTGCGGTGACCGGGACGGACAGCGGAGTCTCCGCGACCAGGTTGGTCCCCGGGTTCAGGGTGAGACCGGCGAACGTGGCCACCACCGCGCCGCCGCGGAGTTGGCGCAGGCTGAGGGTGGCGTTGTTCGTCGCGACACCCGTCACCGTGACGAACCCAGCCGGTGGGGTGGCGACGATATTGCCCACGCCCGAGCCTTGTCCGTCAGCGGGCTCGACCGTGGCGACGACGACGTTCGCGTCGGCGCCTGCCGCGGCCTGTGCCGGTAGTGCCGGCGAGTCGTATACAGCCATCTGTAAAAAGCTCCTTCTCGTGCAGTAGGGGTGGGGCAGTTTAGGAAGTCATGCCCCAGGACTCAGACGATCAGACCGATCAGACCGATCAGACCGATCAGAACGCGGGCGGGGTCAACCCGGTCAGCGTCCCGATCGAGGCTGCCTGGCGGTTCAAGATGGTGCCGAGGTAGCTGTAGAGCCGGTACAGAATGCCCATGCTGTCGGCGTAGGGCTCCCGAAACATTTCGATGCGGAAGCTGGACTCGAACAGGAGAAGGTCGTCCTGCTTGAGCAGGTAGACCCGGTCCTCGTTGTTGGCTGCACCGAAGGTCACACCCATGTTCGGGTCGATGTAGACGGGCAGCCCCAGGAAGGTCCCGACGTTGCCGGAGACAGCGGCCGGGTCGTCGGTCTGGGCGATGGGGTTGTAGGCCACCGCGGTGGGGACCACCAGGGGGCGGTTGGTGGTGTCGGTCTGGTTCATCAGCCAGAACCAGCGCCGGGGGTGCATCAGCCAGCAGGTGGCGGGCAGGAAGCGGGTCGTCGCGAACCCGGCGAGCAAGCCGAGGCTCTTCGAGTAGAAGTTCAGCGCCGTCTGAGCGGTCACCGCGAGGGTGTTGGGCACGGTGGCGTTGTTCAGACCGTTGACGACCCCGGCGTTGTTGGCGCCTGTGCCTGCACCGTTGAGCACCTGCGAACCGACCTGCTGTGCGTGGGCGGCGATGAGGTCACCGGTGATGACGTCGTCGAAGTTGATCGCGCTCTGATCAAGAAGCTGCTGGGAAACAACTTCTTTGCCGCCAACCGAGGTAAACCCAGTCGAGACGAACGTGGTGGTCAAGTCCGTCTGAGACAGCGCGGTGTTCTGCGTGGTCTGCGGGGCCACTGTGGTCCCGGTAGCGATCTTCGGGTAGTCCACGCTCGACACACCCATGGGCACGTCGAGGTGCTTGAACAGGTCTGCGCCGATCCGACCCGGGCGGGCCAGCTTGATGTAGTCCTCGATCATCCACTTCGGGGGCGCCCACTCCCCGCCACTGCCTCCCGTGGCGTTGGTGTTGCCCAACGCGCGCTGCTCGGCGGCCATGGCCAACGAGTGCCGCTGCAGCCGATCCCGAGCCTCGAAGGCGTTCTCCTTGAACCTGACCTGCGAGATGTCGCGGAAGAACGAAGGCCCGTTGATGTCGCCTCGCCGGTAGATGGCCGGCTCGGTGACCTGCGCCCCACCCTCGGGAATACCCGAGTGGACGTGGGCGGCGTTGTCCAGACCTTGGCGGCGCTCCAGGTCGGCGATCTCCGTGAGTCGCTCCTTGAGTGGGGTGATCTGCTCGCGGAGGTTGGCGAGGGTGGCACCGTGCGCGGTGTGCTGCTCCTTCTCCTCGTCGGTGAGGCCACGCTTCTCGACGGAGGCGGCTTCGAGGAGAGCGCCGCGGGCGTCAACGGCGGTGGTGAAATGGGCGTCGAGCTCGGCGAGGCGGGCTTCGATGATCTCCTGCGGGGTGGGGGCGCCACCAGCGCACAGGTAGATCGGGGCGCCGCCTCGGCGGTACCCGATCAGGTTTCGAACGGTCATGACGATGTCCTTTCAGGACGAAACGGTGCAAAGGGACATGCCGTGATGGCGTCTCAGGTGGTGACCCCGGGTGGAGGAGTTCCGGCGCAGGGTTCCGGCGTGCGAGCAGCACAGCGATCCGCGTCAGCATCGGGCTGGGCGGAAGAATGGGGGTAGAGATCAGGACGCGCGCGATTCCTGGTCGTGCTCGTGGAGCAGCCGCAGCGTCTCGACGTAGGCGGCCGCCTGCAGCACCTCGGCTGCGTCACTCTCGGCCGGCTTCGGCGCCACAGAGCGGGCTTCCTCGTCCGTGGCGAGTGCCGCAACCATGCGGGACAAGGTTTCGAGGGTGGCCGTGTCCAGGGTGTTGCCCTCGCGAATGTCGATGGCCATGCGCTGCAGCTTCGCTGGTTTCATCGACCGGAACGCGCGCACAGCACTGATGCTGGTCGCCGGGTTCGCACCGAAGTTCACCGCCGACACGTCGCCCCTGTCCAGGTTCAGTTCGACCAGTGCCCGCTCGTCGTAGTCCGGCGACCACTCCTGGCGGACGATGCGGAACCCGAAGGACATCTGGTCCACGTCCCCGTCCTCGACGGCCGTCACGAGATCACGGACATCGGTGCGGGCCGTGTTGACCGTGGCCACCGTCATCAGGCCGGTGGAGTCCTCGGACAGCCGCAGCGACCCAGACGCGGTGCGGGCCATGGTCAGGCCCTCGTGGTTGCTCAGATAGGCGACGTCGGCGTTGTCGGTGATCGTCTTGCCGAACGCGCCCGAGCGCACCTTCTCGGAGTACTCGCCGAACATGTCGTACATGCTGTAGGGCTGCTCGAACGTCGAGGCGTAGCCCTGCAGCTCGACCTTCCCGTTCGCCAGTTTGCGCACCTCGAAGCGGGCAGGGTACGACCGGGATTCCGGTGCCCCTGTGAGGGCACCTCGGCTCGCGATGTCAGAGAACACTGGCGGGGGCTCCTTCGTTGTCGACAGGCTGAGCGGACGGCGGCGGCATCGGAGGGATTCCGTACGGCAGCTCTTTGAGGTTCGGCTCGGCCTTCGCGGCGCCCAGCGGGGTGATGGACAGC